CACCATTACCAACGGCTTTGGACGTTGTAAGGTCGGCCCATGACAACATATTGCCTGATGTGCTGGCGTCAAAAATGGCAGCCGCAACAACCGTACCCCACGAACCGGATGCCGTTGGAAATTCAACGTTACCCGAATTGGTTGCTGATGTGGGTGATGTACCGCTTACCGAAAACGTAACTGCGGTGCGTGCGTAGCTATTGCCTGACACTTCCGTGCCGCCACCGGCATCCGTTGGTGCAACGGTGAAAAGACCGACGTAAAGCGAAGATGGTGATGTGTAAGCCGTGTTAGTAAACACATGCTTCATCACTTTATCTTCCAGGTAATCTGAAAATGAACCCGCCATATCAATAACTCCTTGCTCTCATGCGCGGCGTTGTGCCGCTAAAGTTTGACCTTTGCTCTTCAAGCATTAGATCGTTGAAGGCTTCCTTATATAAGGTGCCCCAGGTAGTGATGCGGTCATCATCGCGCAAGTAAGGTGCGCTTTGAACCAATGCGCCATATAGATACATGGCTGGCGATTTCGCAAGCAACCAGTTGCTTGTGTTGCTATCCGAAAGCGCCGGAATCTTTTTGTAGTACGACATTTCAACCGTGTACTCGCCACCAGGCGAAGGGATCACTTCAAACGTTTGACCGACAATCGAGTAATACTTAGGTTCGTTGGCGGCTGCAAAGTAAGTGGATCGCAGATCATCGGCTTGCTCATTACTTACAAACGATAACTTCACCGGCACCGTTGTGTTCAGTTGAATGTTGATCATTTGCAGGAAGTCGGCAGGCAATTCGGTGTATTGCGTATCAAGTGATGCCGTTGCGCGCTGCACCATATCGCGCGTTCTCACATTGCGATTGAACGTTGCTTCCGCCAACTCGATGAATGTCGGAATGACGGACGTCAAGTCATCGCGGTTCAACCAATCCGCGATGCTTGTTTTCAATCCGCTGTAAGTATTCAGTGCCATCAAGCCACCTTTTGAGATTCTTCGACCGGCGCGCCAGCTTGTTTTCTGCGCTCATCTTCCATCGGTCGGAGTGCCCAGGTATGCTCGTGCTTATACTCAAAGGTTCCGATGTGTCCAATTTGCTTGGACAGGTCATGATCAATATACAACGGAATGCCGTTCTCTCGCAACAGCTTGCAGAAATAGACATCTTCGCCCATGTAACCTTTTGCCGCTGTGTCCCATGGCGTTGCAAACCACGGCATATCAATCACTTTGAAAACGTTGATGTCCACCAGCATCACACCAGTGCCAACCATGTCAACTTGCTCCAAACCTGTATCTTCGGGCATCGAGTAACGCAATACTTTTCTTCCTGTTGCTTTATCGTAATTGCCAGCCGTGGGGCCGGTTGGCATTCTGCGCCTGGCGCAGTTTGCCGCCACAACGCATTCGCCATGGGCCAGTAGGCGCGCAATGGTGTCAGCCGGAAAACGCATGTCGCTATCAAGAAACAGCAGATAGTCTGCATTGGCGTGGATAGCGTTCATGACTAATTCGGTGCGCTGCGAGCAAAGCAATGTGCCTTGGCTCATCAGCAAATTCACAATGTCACCCGTGTTGCCAATGTGGTGGCTAACAGCATTCACCAAGTCAAAGGTGAACATCGTATGCACTTCATCGCGTGCAGGAACGCAAACAGAAATAATCCGTTTATCAGTCATTAAACCCTCCCAGGTCTTGTGCGAAAGTGTCGGTTGTCTGGATCATTAAGCCAGCGCTTAAAGTCCGTTTGATTGCGCGTGATGCCTTTACCTACCAGTTCCATAAATAAATTCATGGGAATGGAAGCGACCTTCACGCCATGACCATCACCTGACCATCTTGCACGTTCATCGACCTGGTTGAATTCAGTCTTATTGGTTTCAACAATGGGCTGGACGTTTTGGATTGTCTCGATGACAGCCGTATCGGTATCCTCATCAAAATGCCAGATTCGGGTGATACCTAAAAGCTCGTCTTGTTCAAAGATCCGTTTTTCCATGTAAAAAAGGGCGGGTTTCCCCGCCCCTTCCTAAGTCAAGATTACGACGTGAGTAAGTCAGCGGCAATGCCGTGTGCCTTCTCGTTGTATACGGCAAGGCCGTATTCCGCCAAAAGCAAGCGCTTCTCAGCGTCACCCGTGGTTGCAAGCTCAACTTGCTGGAATGGGCGCAGGAAATGCACGCCAGCGTAGTCGGGCGACAATACAAACGCATCGCGCTCACGCTGGAAGCGGTTGGGGACGATGTTGACTTGACCAAAGTCTCCGACGTAGATGTCAGCCGCGCCAATGATCTGTGCCTGCTTTCCAGCCGGCACGTCACGGTAACGCGTTGCAATACCGTTGAAACCGCTAACGGTTTGCTTGTTGACTGGACCAGTCATCACAATCGAAGGCTCGCCGCCGCTTGTCCACACTTGCTGAAGAACGCTCTTGAGGATCGTCTCAGTAAACGTGCGAACCGTTCCATCTGAACGCGTTGCCGTGGGAAGTGTGGTGTACGAAGGATTGCCGCCACCCGAACCAATGGATGTGTTGGTCTTGATGAACGCCAACAACGAACCGGTCTTTTGTGCGGTTGTGGAGTCACCAGCAGTTGCGCCTTGGTTGGCCAACAGGATGGTTTCCATGTCACGCTTTAGCTCGGCAGCTTTCTTCGCCAACTGGTAAGCCAGTTCGCTCTTACGACCTGCTTTGTTAACGGCTTCCATAGTGCCGGAAATCACAACAGTCTTGCGGCTGATCTGTGTGTAATTGCCCAACTGAACGGTTGGCGTCACGGCTTCATAAGTAGTGAGATCATCACCCTGAAGCGCTGCATTGCTGGTTGTTGCATCAGCAAGTGCGTCGGTCTGCCACTGGAACAGCGTATTGGAAGCGGTGCCGCGACCAATATTGTTCATGAAAGGCGTGGTTTCGGGAGAAATGTTGTAAATCTGGTTGCTTAGATCCTCACGAATACCCTTTGCAGAGTAGGTGAGGAAGGTGTTTGATGCGATTGTCATGATAGTTCCTAAAGAAGATGTTCAAAAAGTTTGGCTGCGTCACGGACGTTGCCCGTTTTTGCAAGGCGCTGTCTGGCGCGTGTCACCTCATTCACTTGAACCTTCGCGGCTTGTGGATTACCTGGCGCAACAGTCTTTGTCTTTGGCGTTTCAACCTTAGCTTTCACCGTTTGTTGCTTCGCCATGATCTGATCAAACATCATGGCTTTGCGCAAAACCTTTACGACACGATGATCAACAACACCTTTCAAATCATCGGGTGAAAAGCCTTCTTTGACGCCAAAATCAATCAATGCAGCTTTTTCGGATTTAGCCGTATCTGGATTCTTCCATTCCGGTATGGCAGAAACCAACAAATTCGCTTCTTCCTTCAACTTAGCCTGCATTGCACGCTGGTATTCCTGCTGTTGCAACTGATTCAAGCGCTGGAGTTCAGCTTGTGATGCCGCCAATTTCTCTGAACGCTGACGCTGCAACTCGGTTTGCCGCACCCACTCGATTGGATCTTCCCTATAAAGTTTTTCCATATCGACGGGTGATTCCTGTTGCTGCTGCAATTGTTGTTGCAATGCAGTAAGCAACTGTGCATAAGTGGCACGCTCTTCACGGACTGCACCAAGCTCTGCTTCAGCGGCTTTGCGCTGTTCTGCAAGTGCTTGTGTTTTCCGTGTGTAATCCGCGGTGCGTTGATAGCCTTTGAGCAACTCGTCAAGCGGAACCTTCTCTTCCTTACCATCAACTTTGACGGTGAAAGTGGGTGGCTCTTCGGATTGCTTGCTTTCTTCGCTTTCCTCGGACTCGCTGGATGCTTCAACATCATCAGACTCTTCGCCTTGCTCGTCTGAATCGGCTGCATCATCCCCTGACGCCTCAACGTCGCCCTGTGGCTCCGTTTCGGCTTGCGCCTCTGTCGCTGCCTGTTCTCCGTCTTCTTCGGCAAGCAATGCTTCAAAGGCTTGTGCGGCTTCCCGCACACTCATGGCGGCATTATCCGCCAAAACAACTGATTCGTCACTCATAAGATTCCCTGTTTCGATTCGGACCGCTTGCGCATACGATCAATCGTGGCGCGCGTGAGCGTTCCATCTGCCAAGACACTGCTGAAAAACTGTTGCACACGTTCAAGTGCTTTGAATTCGGAAAAGATTTTCTCTCTAACGTCAACCGATTCGCTCATTGCCCAATCATCAAGCAATTGTTGCCTAACGGCTGACCACGCTTCTTGGTAAAGCGTGCTCTCTAAAATGCGTCTTGCTTCGTTGCTGCGCTGGATGCGTTCTTCGTTGGTCATTGCATGGGTTGCATGGGTTGCTGTGCTTCCATTTGCATACGCTCACGATCAACGGCCATCTTGGCGTTGATTTCGGCTTGCGTTTGCGCCAGGCTCACACCGTACTTCAATTCCATTTCTTGGCGGCGCAAGATGCCATCTTGTTCAATCCTGTCGCGCTCACGATCATCAGCGCGAAGCATTTTCTCACGCTCCAATGCCAACTCTGCCGCTTTCTTCTCAATATCGGCTTGGATCGCCTGAACCTGTACTTGCGTCAATGCTTCGGACGGATCAGGGCGCGGTTGCGGTTGCGGTGGCGTGTAATCCATGGGCAATTGATTGATAAATTGCGTTGTGTCTTTATATCCCGCCATCTCGATCAGCTTGCCTAGCGTGTTGGCGTATTGACCAATTGTCACCAACGGATTATTAGGGCCAAGCGATTGAAGGATTTGTTCTTGCTTGGCGGTAATCGCTTGCAAGAATTGGATCTTCTCGTCAGCGCCACCCGTACCAAGTCCGACGTTAACGCTTACATCCATCGTCGCATCCCAGGCGCGCGGATCAACTTCCACCCACTGGTTACGCAAACGCACAACGCGCGGCTTGTCCTGATGGCGCGTGATCAGGCGCAGCAATCCTTTAAACAAACGCTTCATGCCAATTTCAGCAAAGATGCGTGCAATCAACTCGATGTGCTGTTGAGCGGCTTGAACAGTCGCTTGGACCGCCAAACGCGTCGTAGATTGCAATGCGTCTGCATTAAGACCCATGGACGCTTTCGACATGCCAGTGCGCGCTTCTTTGACCTGATCCATGTATTCGATCATGCCAAAGGCTTGCTGGCCAACGAATGGCGTATTAAACGGCTGCACCATGCCTGGCGCCCTGGCGCGAATAATGGCGCCGTTCTCATTGTTCAGCACATCATCAAGATTGACTTGACCCTCAACGACAACGGTGCGCGGGTGAATGGATTGCGCCAACGAATCAAGCATGTTGCGAAGAATCACGGACTTGATGCGCTGGATGTCCATCGTGACATCAGCCGTTGACATGCCAAAAAACGTATGCGGTTCAGGATCAGGCACAAAGTAAGTGAACGGTATATCGTCAGCCGGCTCGTTGGCAACGATCTTATACGAAGGACCCATGGTGCAAATCTTGCGCAACTCGGCAATGCCATCGCCATCAACATCAAGGCGAATATATGATTCAAGATATAAAACGCGGCGCTGCGCAGGATTGTTGTCACTTTCGCCAAACATCATTTGCGCAGGGTTACGCGCAATGCGTTCAATGTTGGTGTCTAGCTCATCTTCGCCCGTGTTGGCTTCAACCTCTTCTTGGTCGTAACCCATGGCCACCAACTCAGAAACAGTGGCTAGTTTGCGGTGAGCAACAATATCGGCGTCTTCAAAACTGCGAGCGCGTCTGTCAATAATGAATTCTTCAGGCGCCAACGATTCAACACGCACTTTCTTGATCGTTGTCTTGCGGCGGATCTTGACTTCGTGAACCATCACGGTTGGCGTTAACTGCTGACCAGTAACCGGATCAATAACAGGTGGTGGCGCGTTGTTGTCGATCTCGCTTTGAAGATCAACCATTTCAACGCCATCTTGGCTCAGCAATAACGTTAGCTGTGCATCATCCATGCCGCTATACGTTTCGTTCTTTTGGTAGACCTTTTCATCAATCCACCACTTAATTACACCCGTTTTTCGCACCAAAGCATCTTTGAAAGCGGCGTGAAGCGTTACGAAGAAATTGTTGTCTTCGTTCAGGATGTATCGGACGTAATCAGTGGCTTGCTCTGCCATCGGCACATCTTCTTTGGAACGCGGCACATACTGCACAACGTTCTCACTCGAAAAGAAAATGCGCATAAGGCTTGGCAAAATGGCTTGTACGGTGTCGCGCACATCCATTGAAACAACTTGGCTGCGACCCTCTTCTTCATCGCCAAACGCATCGCCAAAATAATACTCGGTGGCTTTGGCGCGAAGATTGCCAATCTCCAAGTCGATGAAATTAACAGCGTCATAAAGTTCAGCGGCAACAACGGCTTGAATCTCCGTGTCATCCATCTTTTGGCCGGATTTGATGCCCGTTGCAAGTTCCGCTTCAATGTCCATGTGTCACCATTTCACCTTGTTGGCCCAATAAGCAGCGCTCATTTTACCCTTGGCAATGTTTGCCGCATGGCGTGCTTTGAAAGCCTCGTTTCGTTTGGATCCTTCAGGACTTCCGCTGACACCTTGCTGGCCAAAGCGAATCAGCTTGACTTCATCACCTGATTTCGCCAAGACAGCGTGAGATTTCGTTGGGTGGCTTGGCGTTTTCTTTGGCTTGTTGTAACCGGAAAACGTCTCTGATCCGCGCTTAATCACGCCATTCACTCCTGGCCTGGGAAGTTTGACCTGTAAAAACGCATAACTTGCATTGTGCGTCGACTATCTTGATCTCTGGTGATGGGTCCGCCAACAAGCCATGCGTCGCATGTTCTTGATGCTGCGCATTTGAAGTGGAACAATTCGCAATACCCAAGATTTGCAGCGTCTTGGACCATAGCTTCAAGATCAACGCTTTCATCGTCATCATTTTCTTCGCCTTCCGCGGCGGCGTTTTCAACATCGCCTTCGTAATCGTCACCTTCTTCGTTGTGCATACCTTCGGTAATGCACTCGATCATGCCTGGCGTTTGAATAAATGCTGCGCAATTACCGCAGCGCATACTCATAGCTTGCTCTAAGTCAGTGTTCCAAGTCTTTGATTTTGCACGCCAAAAGTCATCGTTTGGTAATTCAGGATTAGCTGGACCGTAACCCACATTAGCAAAAGCCCAGTTGCGATTCTTAAGATTCGCAAGCGGATCTTTTGTTTCAATAGGACATTCCATTACATAGGCTTTCGTGTGATGCCGGCTTCAGACAGTGCAATGGCTACGGCTTGCTTGGGATTCTTGACCTTCGGGCCTTCCTTGCTACCCGAATGAAGTTTTCCGGCTTTGTATTCCTTCATCACTTTGCTGATCTTCTTTTCGGCTTTGGTTTTCATGGAATGATGTCCGTGATGGTGACGTGAAATGAATGATTGTGGCCAGAAATAATTGCCACTTTATCGCCAGGCTGAACAGCAACGTATTCGTTGGTGTAAGCAGGAATAATCGGGTGATCGGTGGTTGCCGTGGGATTGGCGCCGGTATTGAAGTGCAAATGCTTGCCATCGTCAGAGCCATTGGAGATTCGCATGAGCGTCACGCCGGTACCGGCTGCGTGCGATTGCTGGCTTGTGTCTGACGTGGTGAGCATCGTGGTTGTGCCAAATTTGCCCACCATCGCCGGAAGCAACTGACCTTGTGAGTCACGGACAATCTTGCTCATTTGGATCTCGCAGCGCGCATGTTGTCAACAAGATTCGGATAAGGCCGACCTGCTGACTTCGCCATGGCTTTGGCGGATGCTTTCTCTTTCTTGGATAGCTTGTCGGGCTTTCCAAGGCTTTTTGGACGTGGCTTGTCCCAAACGGGTTTGGCTTTCATGCACAAACCCTATACGAAGACTTGAAAAAAATCAAGATGCGTGTTAATCGCCCCTGATCTTCTTGATCAACTCAATGCACTCGTCAAGCAATTTGTCGGACTCTTCGAGCAACTCTTTGGCCATTTCGTTGCACACTTCCATTCTGACTTTAATCGGAATGTTCTCGACTAAGTTATTGACTGTGGCTTTGATCGCCATTTGCTCCAGGTTCATCCTTGTCCTTTCAATAGTTCAGCGGCATCCATGTAACCGTTTTTCTCCAGCACCTCAATGCAATGGTTTAAGCGTCCTTCGCTTGCAACAAACTCGATCTGCGCCGCAAAGATAAATAAATTCTCTGCGTGCTGATCAAACCCCGTGTTTCTGGCAATACCCATCACATCGCCAATCGTTAAGTCTTTCATTTCAATGCACCTTTTATATGTTCAGGCACCTTGGGCAATGGCGCCCAGGCAATCGCCCATGTCTCCCATGTTCCGATCACGCAAACACCGCCAGGCGTTAACAGCAACATTTTCACGCCTAGCGGTGGGGGATCATCAGTGGGCGTGCGCCATACGGCCTGGCCCGCGAGGTAGTCTTTCACGCCGCCCTTATACCAAATGGGTTATGCCACAGCACTTTCTCCTTAGGCTTACGCGGCTTAAAGGTTTTATATTCCTCTTTCACCTCGAAATAGTTCACCAGGGTTTTCTTCCACGGGATCTGAATGTTCTTGATCCCTTTTGACTTCACAACAAGATCTTCTTGCGCCAATTCGGTCATAAGTTGATCAATCCTTTTGCTGGTCATATCAAACTTCTTCGCCAAGTGACAGGCATTGACAGGGTTCTTTAACCCTTTCAGGTAATCAAAGATCAACTTCTTTCGCTCTTCCTTTAGCATTTTCATGTGCTTGCTCATGGCACTTTTCTCCTGTTAAACAACTGCCTTCAAATTTCTTTTCAATGGTTTGTTCCATTTCGATGTGTAGGACTTGCCGTAAAGCGCAATGCCTGCGTCGCTGGCAAAGGTCAACGCCAACGCATCGGCCATATCAGGCGAACCAATCCCGCGCTTGCGCATCTCGTCTTTGCTCTCTAGCTTCATCTTGCCGCTGGAGTTAAACGTGTAGCGCGGTGCAACAAGTTCCGCCAATAACGAATCGTCCTTGGGTAACTTGCAATCGCGCTTTTCAAGCCATGCTTTCATCTTGCCCCATAGCTCGGCGCGCAAGTTAACGTAAATCGTACCCATGGCAGGGGACTCTGCAACGTTGATGCCGCGCGCTGGCAAACCCAATTCCCTGAGTCGATCAACAACACCGGCACCCAACCCAATCGAATCGACCAGGATTTCAATGGGCCTGTCTTCCAATTTAACGGCCTCGTACTCAGCAACCACGGCACCCGTTGTCTGCATCAAATCTAAATTCTTCCACTTGCGAATCTCATTGACAGCGTTTCCTCGCCTTTTCGCCAATGCCGTGGCGTCAGTACCAAATCGCGCCACATCCAATCCCCACACGATAGGCGCATCTTCCGATGCCGATACGTCACGATGGAAAGCGCTGTCTACCAAGTCAAACCCAATCAATGTGTCGTCATCCGTCTTTGGAAACTCACCCAAAACGCGAATCCGAAATGCGTTGGATTCCTCGCCATAGCGCGACGCCATATCAACGATGTAATCCTTTGACACGCGCCTTGAGTCATAGCAAGACACGCGACGCGTCCACCATTCATCCTTCAAACGATTGTGCGTGTCAAAGAAAAACCCACTCGATTTCGTTGGGTTGCCAAGCAGAATCGTCACGGCGCTGTGACCTGACATGGAACCCGCGGCGGCTTCAAACACGGCTTCAGGAACACCCGAGGCTTCATCCGCCACCAACATCACATGATCGCTATGCACACCTTGCAACGCTTCTGGTTGCTCGGCACGCGATGTCCTGGCCGATATAAACGACTCTTGTGGCGCGGCACGCATCTCAATGCGATCTGTCTTCATCTCCAGACGATCGCCCCAAGCGTTTGGAAGCTCCTTAATCCACCGCTTAATCTCGGCAAACAATGCGTCGTATAACTGCGATGACGTTGGCGCTGTCACCACAACCTTTGCAGGACCGCGCGTCAAAATAAACCAAATCATCGCCCAAGACGCGGCCGTAGACTTACCCACACCGTGTCCCGATCGCACGCTAATCTTTCTCTCGCCGCGCGAGATAGCCTCTAAAAACTCCTCTTGCCAATCGTCAGGCTCAACGCCAATCACTTCGCGCACAAACAATGGCGCGTTCTTGCGGTACCGCAAAACCAGTTCACGGTACTTGCGATAAATCTCGTTGTTATTGTCCGCCATAGCTCACCACCGCACGATGCACAAGGGTATGCGTCACATTCATCCCAAACTCTTCCTTAACCATGGCGGCAATCTTTCTGTAACTCTTTCTTTCATCCGCCATATCAACCATGAATTCCAACACCGGATAGGTGCTTTCGTCGCGCACTAGCTTTGCGCTCTTGCCATCTCCGTCCTTGCGATACCCAAACGGTACATGGCCGCCAATCCACCCACCAGCTTCCGCTTTGCTCTTACGACCGTCGGCCATGCGCTCGGCTATGCGGCGGCGCTCAAGGCGCGCTACTGCCGCCATAAGCGTAAAGAAAAATTCTGACCAGCTCGATCCGTTATTCACTGGATCTGTACCAAGCGCCAGCACAATCATTTTCACGCCCTGCGCTTTCCAAGTCTCTGCCATCGTCAACGCGTCAACCGTGTCGCGGAAGGCGCGATCCAATTGCGTAATCACCACCACGTCACCCGATTGCAGCGCTTGGACCAACTCGCCACCCGCTTTGCGCTTGGCCAGCTGCACTGAACCGCTCACGCCTTCATCAATAAACACCTGGCCCACATCCTCACCGCGGATTAACGCCAAACCCTGAATCTTCCTTATCTGCTCGGCAAGTGACGTGTTATCCACTTGCTCTTGCGTGCTAACCCTTGCATATCCATAAATCGCCATGTCATCCCTCATGTGTTTGCTTGCTTGGTGCAAGCGTAACACTATACGGATGAAAATTTTAAAATTTTTTGGTCGCCATTCGTCGGAACGACAGGCGGCGGGTGTGGGGTACCGCGACAAACCCGCCCCCGCCAAATCGGTCGAGGGGGGTCCGCATCGAATCTCATCGGCCTAGATTGTCGTCGAAAGCGCGATTAAGCGACAATTGTCGCGCATGGTAAAGCGATCGAGACAGCGTTAATCATGTTGCAGCGCGTCAATTGATTGGCTAATGTCTTTTATCGCCGACCATGCGTGTGTATCCATGCTGATAGTCACAAGCGGCCCGCGCTGCTCGGCCCATAATTGAGGATCGAGCCTAGCTGCGAACCATTTGCGCGTATCGACGCGCAATCTATGATCGTCTTTCGCTTCGTCGGCGATCGTCAGCGCTTCTTCCGCCAGCGCTGCGGCCCGCTCTTCGCGTGCGCGTGCGTAGAGAGCGGCCCGCTCTGGAGCTTTTAACCAGCGTATTAAATGCGGCCCGCGAACTCCAATCTCCTTAGCAATCGCCGTTGCGCTTTTGCCGCCGGCGATTCGATCAAGTATTTCCTCTTCGCCAATAGATTCGATAATCGCAATATCAGCCCGCTTTTGTGGTTGGCCCGCCATGCTTCCCCCTTAAATTTGACAAACGGCAAAACTTTACCGACAAACGGCGGACCGATCAAAGCATTTCAATGCTATCGTTTCGTCCATCGCAATCAAGCGAAACAATTAACAGGAGAGAAAAAATGCCCATTGCCATTCACACGAAATATCTCGGACCAAGCAACATAAAAGGCGCGCGTATTAAGGCGACAATTCGCCGAGATAACAAAACCTTTTGGACAGCAACAATTCCTTTTGACCACGCACTTGATTGCGAAGCCAGGCACGCATTGGCAGCAAAAGCTGTACTCCAAAAGCATTCGCCGGCACTGCTGAATGAAATCATGAGTTGCGCTGGATCAACTCTTGACAATCTCGGTTATGTTTTCACCGTTTACCCTCAAACTGTTTAGCAACTATGAAACAAGCCCTTATCGACTGGACCATCGCTTTTATTTTTGGCGTCGCATTCGCCTTCGCCGTTTTTTTCAACTTATAGGATCATTACCATGAAAATCTACACCACATTGTCAGCATTAAAAGCCATCGCAGTATTGGCAGCAGATAGCGATATTCGCTACTACCTTAATGGCGTGCACGTGACAGCAAGCGCAGGCGAAACAAGGTTAGCCGCTACCGATGGACACGTCCTTGGCATTCACCGCAGCGAACAAGAAAATGAGGACATTACCTACGCTGAATTCATTTTGCCTTTGGACGTGATCAAATTGCTCAAGCCAGCGTCAAAAAATATTGATAGCGTCATTATCGACACTGACGGACTAACAGGCACCATAACTGCTGTAACAGGCGCAACGATAAACTTCAGCGCGATCGACGGAAAGTTTCCTGATATACAGCGCGTTATCCCCCATCGAGTATCAGGCGAAATTGCTCAATTCAGGCCTGCTCTTTTGGAGCGATTCGCTAAGACCGCGAAACTTTTGGGCAGCAAAAACCAACTCATTCATATTGCTCACAATGGCAACAGCGCATCGTTAGTACATTTAGACGTCAGCGCAAGTTTTGTTGGCGTTGTCATGCCCTTCCGTTCATTTGCAGGCGATGAAAGCAAAAGCCCACCAGCGTGGGCGATTAACCCAATCCAAAAGCCGATGGCTAATGCTGCGTGATCGCTAACCATTGAACTAAACCAGGCGCCTGTCGGCGCCTTTTGTTTTGGATCAATTCACCCACCACACGCCCACCTACGAAAAGCGCCAATCGGCGCTTTTTTCGCAATGGGCCTTTGCAATCGCTAACTCTTAACCTAACCATTTCACCGGAGCCATTTAACGCGCCTACAATCAACGATCAATCAATCAGCGTAGGGTAGTAGCCAAGCGATCAATTTAACGCGTCAGCGGCCCTTTTAAGGCCTTTTGCGCCGACGTTATCGCTCGCCACTACCCGAGCCGACCCCGCGCTTGCCATGCTTCGCTGCTTCAAGAGCGGCCGCGGCCGACTACGCTTGAAGCGAAACGATTCTCGATTCGCGCCGAATCGCGCTTGCGATCGCCACTCGATCCAGGCTCGATCGCAATCGAGAACCGTTCTCGTTGGACCAATCACCTGGTCGAGCGTAAAAGCGAACACCCCACAATTCCCCGTATTCATAAATACACAAAAACCGGAGATTTACTTTTTTCCCTTTCGACTTAACTCGCCAACTTTTTGCATGGCCAAAATCTCTTTATCGCTCAACGCGTACTCGCCTTCCGATTTACCGCCAAACACTGGCGTCACATCATCCGGCACAATGATCGACATCACTTCGCAACCAGGGATCTCGCGCTTAAGTCTCACGGCTTGCGTAAACACTGGCGCGGCCAGGATCACCGCCAACTCTTCCAACGTCCACACGTCAACACTTGGACGCTGCAACGAATACGCCCAAGCCGAGTCAGCGTTAGCCGCCACACCGAAAACACTCCCATCGTCCCGCTGACCCTCCATCACATCAACCGTCACCGGATCAGCGCCAAGCGATTCAGCTTCCTTCTCTAACGCGTCATACGCTCTAATCATCCCGCCACAAGCCGAGCGATACCCTTCAACGTCACGCGCTTGATACGCCAACCGACAACGCGCCAACTGTTTCCAAAACCTTAAACGCGTTTCCTCACTCACTAATTCCGCCAAACGATCCAATCCCCAACGCTCATCCGCCTTGCGTTTCCTCGCCATGACGCTCACCGCCACGGCGTTCATCGCCAAAAGGATCTGATCCTTCTCTTCAAACGGTTGCTTCAATCCGTCAAACGGTGAGCCGCCATGAAGATCCGTATGAACCTTCCCTCTTCGCTGTTTACCCGCCATAACGTCAACTCCTTCCTTTTTCGTTTTCCACTTCCAACTTCCCGCTTCACACTTTCCGTTGTAGCCGCCATGGGAAAAACATAAAACCCCTAGCGTCCTACTTAACCGTCCGAAACATTGAAGCGTCCGAATGTGTGTCTTTCAGACACACACACATTTCGGACGCGTTCGCTTTTTGTTCGTGGCGTATTCCGGACTGTTTCGGACGCTATTCCGGACACTTTAGGACGTTTTAACCTATTCCGGACGCCGCCATTTAGGACGCTAAAACTCATTCCGACTCATTTCGGACGCTAACGCTATCCAAACCCACTCATCTCTCATGGCGGCATACCCATTTTCGGACAGCGTATCGCGCAATTCCTTCCACCTTTTGCGCTTATCGCTTTCCTCGACATCACTTCCAAGTCTTTTGTAGACCTCTTCGCGCCACGCATCAATCGTCACGCACCGATGCCTTTCGCCCTGCATAATCCGGTACTCGCCTTGCGTCTTTACGACATGGCGTAATGCCTCCCGCGCTACTACTTGATGCTTTCCTCGCCCTGTCTTTTTCCCTTTTCCTTGTGGCGGCTCAAACGTATCAATGTCAGGCAACTCACCCGTGAACGTTTTAACGACAAGCGTTGATGACTCGTTATCCTCAAATCCCAATCCTTGTGGCGATTCAAGCGCTACCGTTTCCAGCGCAAAATAAACCTCTATACCGTCCTTGCCATCCTTTTGCTTTGTGAGTTTCAACTGCCCTGATAACTGTTCCTGATGGCGGGTAATCTCAATCTGCGTGTCAACGGCACCCAGGAAACTCGAATGCCCTCTGAGTCCTAGCGAAGCGTCCTTTCCTGAGTGATGCACAACAAGTAACGCGGCTTGCGTGGCGGCTTGAAGCCTTCCGCATTGCGCGATGAATGCACCCATATCTTCACTGGCGTTCTCGTTGCCACCGGCGAACGCCCTGGCCAATGTGTCGATGATGATTAACCGCGGTTTCTCGATCTCGCTCTCCGCGATGGCGAGCAAAAGATCTGTGAAATCCGCTTCCGATGATCTCAGGTTCACTTGTGAACGGATGACGCCAACAGGTATGTCGTTAAAGCCATAATCCTTTCGAAGTCCTGCGATACGCGTGCCAATACCACCATGCCCCTCACCTGCCACATACAACACGCCACCCTGCTGATGAACCTCATGACCAAGCCATGCTTGTCCACTTGCAACCATGGCGGCCATGTGCAAGGCAATGAATGACTTAAACGTGCCTGGTGGACCGTACAACGCCATAAAGCCACCCTCTGGAACGATCTTGTCGATCAACCATTTCACCGGCTCATCTTTGGCGTCACGCCACATCTCAACGCGAAATCTGCGTGGCGCTTGATCGCTAAACGGTTCCGATTCAGGTGTGACTGACTCCGGTTCCTTTTCGGCTTTCTTCTCGTTAACTAATCGCTCTGGCGGCTCAATCGCTTCGCCTTGCCAGACTGGCGTTTCATGTACTAGCGCTTTCAGGTCTTCAAGATCATTTTCTTGATCGAGCCACTCGTAAGCATCATCACCAATCACATCCATGCCTAAATCAATGACACGGATCTGCGCTGCCACGCCTTGCAAGGCACTGGCAACTTTGGCGGCATAACGCCAGCCAGGTAAATCGTGATCCGGCAAGATCACAACGTTTCTGTCTTTGAAATATGGCGTGATGGCTTCTGGCCAATCCGATGCTCCGGCGTGCGCTGATACCGCCACAACGCCAAGGAATGCCGCTAAATGCTCTGCCGCTTTCTCGCCTTCCGTAATAAACACCACTTTATTCGGATTGGCGGACATAAGCGGCAATTGAAACGGTATCGGCTCCCAACCCGAAATCGTTGGTATCCGCTGCCCTTCCACGATCCTAAATTGCCTGTACGTTTTCCTGCCATCCGGCAACTCATAACGCACCTTTTGAGCCGTTATCTCGCCATCGTCTGTCACATAATCCCAAGCATAGACTTCGCGCAACCTGATCGGTTTTACGTTGTCCAGTTGATCGTTCCTCAATGTTCTTGGCGGCAATGAGTTCCACGCAAGCCTTCCATCGCCAAGCATGGGTTTGACAGCGTTAAACACTAACTCTTGATCGCACCCACCGAAACACCTAAACAGCAACTTGTTATCGCCATCCGTGATGGCAAGCGATGGGTTCTTATCACCGTTCCCACTTCCGTGGCCTGATACTGGACATGACGCCAGCCACCCTCGCTTATAACGCTTGGCGTTACCAAGCATCTTCGCCATTTGTTCTGCGTTCATTGACTCCCCTTTCTATGGCGTCAAAAAAACCCCGACTAAAAAGTCGGGGCGCGTTCCGTTGTGACGCTTAGAATTCTTCATCCACCTTGGGCGCTGGCGCAACGGGTGCTTCATCTTCGCCATCCATCGCCGCGGGTCTCGGTATCCACTGCACCAATTCCCACCTTGGCTTGCGCGTATTGCCCTTGCCAACTTTCATCAGTTCCGCGCCAACGTATTTCACAACTGGCACCTTGCCTTCGTTCACGGCTCGATCTTTGGCGCACATCATATAAAGCCCTTCGAGTGCCATGTTTGAGCCGGCACCATTCGATGACCACTCAACCATGCCAAGCGCTTTACTGTAAAGGCGCGCAACGAATCCGCGCTTGTGCGCTTCGCTTGGCTGCGCACCTTTCCGTCCTAACTCTGGGTCCGGTTGCCAATCACGCACACCAACATCCAAATGCAACCAACCCGTTTGTGTGGCGTCAATGTCAAACACCATTTGACCCATTTGGATTTCCTGTCCTTCTTTATTCGTCCACGCATTTGCTTGTGGCGAGAAACGAATATAGGGAAGTCCAGATCCACCACCAGATAGTCCTAACATAAGAGTTTCCTTTTGAAGCGTTAAGCGGTGAAGTTTGGCGCCTTCTTGCGCCCAAGTGTTAAGCCACTTGATTCGGATGTCACCAATTCATCCAAATGCTGATAAATCTCTGGAAATTGCTTTTCCATTTGCGCGGGTGTCAAAGGCGTGACCTTATACGCGCCTTTTGTTTCGCTGACAAATTCCAACACCTGGCGCTCGCTGCGCCACTTGCGCTGCGCGCGCTTGGCGACCAACTCCCAATCCGCAAGCGCGCGTCCATCTTCTAAGGCTTTCGTTGCCCGTTGCTTGATGGCGTTGATCGTTTGCTCGGCATCATCAGCAACGCCAAGTAAGGCATTGATTTCTGTATCACTGAGTGCATCAACTTCCTTCGTGTTGGCGAGCATGTACACCTTGCCAACCTTTTCAGGACACGCGGAGCGAGCAGGACACCAGCGGCAATGCGCACCTTCATTCGTTGGCGAATCAGCGCGCATCGTTTCTGCGATGGCAGGATCAAGCACTGACTGCTTCCACGCCATCAGATCATGGCGGCTCATCTCATGCACTTTAATCGCTGGCTCTTCCCGCGGTTGCACGATGACTAATTTGAACGTTTCAACCGTTTTTGGTACGGTGTTTAACAAGCCACACGCATAGATTTTCAATTGTGGCGAGTCAGGGCTAACACTGATCATGCCTGTCTTGAGATCCGCCACCACGCAAGCCGTGTCGCTAAACGCCACACAATCAGCCGTTCCAAAGACATTGGCACCTGATAAGTTCGTTACCGTCACGCGCTTCTCAATCAGCGCTGCACCGTAATCGTCTTGCTCCAAGTCCGTCACAAATTGTGTGTACACATGCGCCCAGTGCGCCATTTCATCCGTGATCGTGATGCCATCAATCTCTTGGCCGATATACCCATTAGGCGAAACGCCAAGCTCTAAGACCATTTGCGATAGAGAATGAACCGCTGTACCGATTTGCGCTGCCTCGCCAGCCGGTAAACGTGGAATGCCGCGGGATAAGCGAATGGATGCTGGACATGCAATCCACCTGTCTGCGGCTGATGGCGACCATTCAGAATGTTGTGTCATTGTTTACTCCTTGCTTTGTAATACCAGGCCCAAGCGCCGTGTTTTCCGTTGACCCACTTGTACTTTAATTCCCTCTCAACCAATCCTCGTGCCATCAGTGCTTTCAAATGTTTTCTCGCTCCCTCTGTCGTGCAACCAAAGTGGGAGGCAAGATCGTTAAGCGAGTAGGGCTGGGTAAGATGGGCGAGGTAGATCTTCTCGGTTTTCGTCAGCGGTTTGTGCTTGCGGAGAATCTGTTTGACTAGCCATTTGACTTGTTCCGTTTGGTGAACAAGCCCTAAGTTATGCGCCATACGTTGGATCTCAACGTCTGTCATCGCTCACCCCTTGCTCTGATTGCTTCGGCGCACCGTTTAGCACCTTCAGCAATACGCAGTAGCCCTTGATTGCCTCGTGGTAGATAAAACGCTTCTTGGTGGTAAGCCTCATTCGCTTCTTCTAAACACAACTTCGCACACGCCTCACGCTCTGCTGCCGCAACAAGGGCGGCGAAGCGTTCAAGGAACTCTCTTTCGGCTTTCCACTCCCCATTCAAGCCGTCCGCAATACCTTCTGCCAGCCCAGCCTCCCGCGCCAGCTTGATGATGTCTTCTTGGGTCATATCTCACCTTTGATGACGTTGATCGCATACTTGTAGTAGGTGTGCGATTCGTTTCGCTCTTGCAGTCGCTCAAGGATGTCGATGATCTGCTTCTCTTTCTCAGCCGCAACAAGGGCGGCGAAGCGTTCAAATAATTCGAGGTTTGCGCCCGTGTATGAGACTGGGTTAAAACCAGCCTCTCGCGCCATCTTGATAATGTCGTCTCGTGTCATGTGTTCTTCTCCTTTAATTTGGCTTCGACGGCTTCAAGACGCTGAATGTCTGTACCGTAAAATGTTTCAACCAATTTTTCTTTTTCCTCATCCGTCAGCCCAACCCATTGCTTTGGTGGTGCGGTGTAGAGTGGAATCTTTGGCAGGTTTACTATTGTTGGCGTATGCCACGATGTAAGTTTGGCCCACTCAAGTTTTTGCTTTTCCACATTGATAAACGCCACAGGCTGACCGTCATCCGTTGGTGTCTTTGCTGGTGCGGTGTAGAGGGGCACTGTGTGGTGCAAGTCAGGACATGTCCGCACTTTCATGTCAAAGTTTTGCAGGTCGAATGAATTGGCCCACGCCACCGGCTCATGTTCATCTTTTACGATTTCATCAACACGTTCTTGTGATGTGTCGTCGGCATCGACAAGTGCTTGGCGTAAAACGGCAATGGCTTCGATGTAGTAATTTTTA